AATAATTCCTATAATAAAGCCTACCGCCATACCAATATATGTTGGTAAGTTTAACCATAGATTTACATAAGCAATGATTGCCGCTTTCAACGCATTAAATACGCTAAGCCCTAATGATAAAAACCCATTAATTACAGCCATAATACCTGATATAATGGCGCTCCATGCGGAACTTAAAGCAGAACACACGCTATCCCATATTGAACTCAACCCAGAACATACACTATCCCAAACAGATGTTAATGTAGCACAAATAGTATCCCAGTTAGTTACTAATAGGTATATCACTGCAATAATCGCCATAATAGCAATTACCCAAGGCCCACCTATTAATGCACCCGCTGCTTTAAACGCACCCATTGCCGTTTCTACACCTTTAAATGCCGTGGTAATTGTAGTAATACCTGATGCTAACTTAGTAGCCGTGCCATATAGTAATGCCAATTTCAAGCCATTAGTGACTACGGCGGCAATAGCTTCCTTATTATCCTTCATGAAAGTTACAACGGCTTGTAATACCGGTATCAGTGCCGGTAATATTTGTTGAGCAATCGGTATAAAGGCCTGTGCTAAACCTAATGCAACTTGCGTAGCTTCTGCTTTCAAGATGTTCATTTGAAGCCATATTTCATGGAGTGATTTAGGATCTATGCCAACACCTTTGATTTGTGACGCGGCTGCTTGTGCATCTGCGTAATTTTCAAAGACTTTAGTAAGCTCCATTCCTTTGGCACCTAATGTTTCAAGCATGAATTCTTGTCCACGGCCTTGTGCCACTGCATTTTGGTAGCCTTTAGCCATTGCATCCAACTGTTGATTCATAGGCAATAACTTGCCATTGGCATCGGTCAATGATACACCAAATTGACTGAGGTATCCTTGCAATGCTTCTGCACTTTTACCGCCACCTGCTAAAGTCTTATCCATTTTAGCGAATGACTTAGCCGCCGCTTCTACATCAACACCACTTAACGTCATAATCTTCTTAAATTGAGACGTCTCGGCAGTTGTCATATGCAGTTTATTGGACAATTGATAGAGTGCTTCACCGGCATTAACCACATTATCGATAATGGCACCAATACCAAATCCACCGGCGGCAACCATAGCGAAACTTGCAAGCTTTCCTGTAATACCACTTACCGCAGCACTAGCACCTTGCGCAGCTGATGCAGCACCTGCTAAAGGACTTGCACCACCCATTTTACTGATTGCATTTTGATGCGCTGTCTGACTTGCGATATTAGACCGCAACTGGGCTTGCCGTTGCAACATAGAATTTAGCTTTTGCTCGGCTGCAATTGCTGCATTCCTGTCACTAGCGTTACCAGTCTTTTGCGATATGGCCTGTAGTTTTCTATACTGCGCCTGTTGGTCTTTGATTGCATTAGATAATTTGTTGAGTTCCTGAGATGCTTTTGATACGGAGGAGGATAACCCGCCATCGAGTTTACCTTTAATGGCAATCGCCATTTCTAAGACTTTATTGGCCATTATTTTCTCCCTTTCATTGCTTTATTCTCGCGCTCGATACCATCACTAATGAGCTGAACGTGGACTATGAACTCATCCACGTCTAGCTCTCGAATGAAGTAGTCCATCGATGTGCTAGTGTATTTACTACACGTAATCGCACACTCGGTGAAATACCGTTCTAGGTCTGTTATTTTTCGGAATTGAGCAAAAAATTCTGTACCTCTAAGCAGATTCTAGTGAAGTCGGCAGCCGGAAGGCTATAAATATCATCCACTTTACATCCGCATACAGCAGCTGCTACATGTGCTTGATATGTCATAGATAACGCCGGAACTGTAATAGTTTTATCTTCACCCTTAGCTGCCTTTTCGCATTTAATTAATGTGTAACCGCTAATACCTTCAAATTGTAAGGAATGACCAGCTTTTACTAATTCAATACCCGTTTGTTCATGTGTTTCATTCATAGTGTTATGTTTACTCATTAGTGATTGTCCTTTCTACAGACTAAATACCGAGTGCAGCACGAACATCGCCAAGGAAGTCTGTGCCATCAGAAATAGAATCTTTATAAGCATATTTATCGATTTCACGAACCACTTTGCCATCTTGTTCTAGTTTCAAATATGTAGTTTCAATTGTGTTCGTTGCATCAATAGTATTACCAGATTCATAGGTGCCATTTTCTTTAGATTTAGCACGGCCACGAATAACGGCACGTGTAGGCACGATTACATATTTATCTTTACCACTATCCCAACATTGGATAGCACCACGTACTTCTAAGCGTACGCCACGGCCACCTGTAAGTCGGTGTGTAGTTTCTGTTGGAGTGTTCCATGTAAGTTTAGTTTCCATAGAGGAGTAGTGACCAATAACTGGCGCTTCTACTTCGCCTGCAATACCCACACCTTTTACAGTTTGAGTCATTACAGATTCACTAGGTAATTCCACTTTGGCAACACCTAAACAGTTGTCAGAACCTTCTTCATATACACGAAAGTCATTAAGTACTTCCGGTACTTGATTGATAGATGCCATGATTTATTACCCCTTTCTATACTGTTTGAAATAACGTTTTGAAATATGAAACATCATATTCAGAAATGCTTTCAATTTCTTGCGCTGGAATTGGAGGTGTACGGAATTTGTGGAAACGAATAATACCATTCAACAAATCTGTTGTAGGGTTTTCTGCTTCTTTAAACTCAATACGACCACCTAAAATGAAGCCACGAGAAGTAAGACCGTTAAGACGGATTGTTTCACTATCAAGAATTGTCTTGATATTACGTGGCAAGATAGGCATATCTACTTTTTGCCAATACGTTAAGATGAATGTTTGGTCATCCCAATCATTGAAACGGCGTACACAAATGAATGTATCCTTAACATCAGTCGTACCAGGATATGCACCTGTGTAGTTGCCCCAAGATACCCAACCATTGATATTAACGGCTGTCATAATACCTTGAGAGTTCAATAAGTTAGCTTGGGAATGTGTAAGCATAACTTCCTTACCATTAGCTAAGCACAACCCTGTGATGTTCATGGACTTGTTGGAAGGAGATAACGTAGGAATATCGCTATTGGATGCATCACATTTGCCAATAATGCCCATGATGTGCGTAGACATATGGAACATGTAATCGCCATTGCGAACCATTGGCCAACATACGACTTCAGATTCACCGGTATAGCTATTCCCTTTCTTCCATTCGTAAGCATCTGTATACTTAACAACTTGTGTAGTATCGATATCAACTAATGTTGTAGCGCCAAATAAGTTGTTAATAACACGAGATTTTGCTTTCATTACAGAAGCAACTGTAGGATTTTGAGAAAATCCAGGTGCAGCAATAAGACCAGGTACAATACCGAAATGATGATAGATTGTATCAATCAATTCAAATCCTGTTGCCTTTTCATTGCTATCCACACCGCCGATTACGTTCTTATAATCGAAGTTTTCTACATCAAGTTCATCGTATGTGAGGTTCAATGTAGTTGCAGAATCGAATTTTCCACCTTTTATAACAGAGATAATCAATTGATTCTTGTCATCAAATGCAGCCGTATAGTCTGTGTTGGCCACACCTGTTTGACCACCGCTAGATACTTGCAAAGTATTAAGCAATACTGCTGCTTTTACAATGCATTTCTTGTCTGTCAATGTAGCAGTTGTTGTAGTGGATTTCTTATGTTTAGCAGGATCCAATACGTTAACAAATACGATTGGAGCCACACCATACAATTTGAATTGTGCGTACATTGCTTCACATAATGTGAAATGTGTCCAATCTTCAGAATAGCCAAGTTGCTGAACAGCCTCTTCCCAGCTGTAGCAGATGATTGGCTTATTAACTACCGCACTAGGGTCTTCTGTAAGATGTACTGGTGCAGTACCGAACACAATAGGAAGACCTGCAGTAGTTTGGACAGGAGCAATTACAGAGGTAGCTTGCTCACTTGTTTTGACGCCATGATAAAAGGCCATTTACTTCACTCCTTTATAATTTTTCAATGCGTTTACATAAAATACATTTAATTGTGTGCCTTGTGTTCTCACATCAATCATTGCTTGGTTGAGTTCGTCCAAAGGTACAAATAAATGCATAAAAATAGGGTCTTCCGATTCCGGCAGTGGTGCACCATCGCTAAATACCATGAATTGATTTAGCCGGCTACTGCGGAACGAAGGCCCAACATATACAACAGGGTTCATCGTTGTCTCCTATTCAATTGCTTTATTATCCGTAAATATCTTATTTAGATTTCTACGAATAACAGGAATATACACTTCAAATTCAAGATATCCAACCCATTGAGGGTATGGTTGATCATCAGGAATTGTTGTATTAACGGTATTATCCTTAATTTCATATCTAAGTGCTACCGGATTATCAGATAGTAACCGCTCACGCACGACCTCTAATAGGTGATATAGTCCGACATGGCCTTTAGTTAAGGCTTCATCATAAGTAGTTACCAATACTGTAATACCTACCGTCGAACTATCTGCATCACTAACAGAGTACGGATGCACTACTACAGCGGGGCATAACTTGCGTTTGTCTTCATTCTTATCCACTCTTGGTAAAAACCCGCTCCATACTCGAATAGGGCTCGTGGTAACATCACTGGTTTCATTGAGCTTGCGCAACTCATTCATGAGATAGGCAGCAATGCCGTCTGATACGTCTAATGGTGTCATTAGTTACCTCCTAACGCGCGCTCTAATTCGTGATATAAGCGCTTTTCATACATTGTCATGCCTTCCTCTTGCATGACATTCATAACAGTTTCATTACCAAACATTTGCGGTAAAGCTGGCCCATATATTCCCTTTAACGGATATCTGTCCTTGCCTTTCCGTTTCATAAAAATACCAGTTGTGCTAACAAAACCATTTGGCACATTTGTCTCTATGCCTTTTTTAATTGATACAAACACACCTTTTCGCTTAAGTGATTTAATTTTGAAGTACTTTTGAGCGCTAGTATATTTACCTTTGATACGCATTTCTGCGCCATCATTCAATTTATTGATAGGTATACTGGCCTTTAAGACAGATACACCTTTGAAGACATAGATATGGCCTAGTGCTTTTATACCTGCTTTTCTTGCAGTTGTTATCGCACGTTTTGAGGCGTCTCTGTAGATACGTCGAACTCTATCTTCTTTCAGCCTTTCCAGTGCTTTTTCAATTGCTTCTAGTGCACTTGTATCAAGTTCTAGCTCAACCATCCGTCAACACCGCCTCTAGCTTCTGCTCTGAGTTCTATAGACACAAGTCCATCTTCTTCCGTTGCACTTTGAACGATGTACACATCACCATCTAATCGGAATACGTTCCCCTGTGATGGAATTTCAGGGATGTCTTTTAATTTGCAATGCACAAATACAGACACCCCGTGCAATCCGTCATTTGATACGTGAGAGCCATTCGACAAGAATGACTCCCTCGCCGTTGGCGATTGGATAACCGCTTTAGCTACTGTGCCATTTAGATTATGCCCTTCGGCGAATTCGTCTTCATTAAGGAATACATCGTCAATATCGCTTTCTAGGTAATCTCTAAATCGCATTATTTTTTCACCGCAGCTTCCGCATCAACTTCAGGTAATTCCATTTCTTCTTCCGGTTCATCTGGAACGACTTCCAACGGTTCCGGTACTTCAATAGGATCATCTTCAGCAGATTCAAACTTTTCAGATTCAAGCAAGGATAACGCAATCGCTTTCTTTTTGATGTCGACTACTTCACCTTTGCCATACATCTCGCCTTCATGTGCTAAATAACCCTTTAATACTCTGATTTTCATAAGTAGGTTACCCCCTATTTAGTCTTAATAGTTGCCCAATCGTCGATAGTTTCAGGAATCAATACGCAACGGGAATATACAGACAATGTTAATTCTTGTGTAGCCTTATTAGCATAGTAGTAAGGTACATAAATACCTGCATAAGTTGTAAATTGGTTGTCATCGTTAAGCAATGTGACTGCTGCATGTTGTTGACGGCCACGGCCAGGAACACCTAATACTGCTGCATCATCACCGATAAAGGATTTTACTTTGCCTTCATCGTCTTGATATGTTTCAAGATATGCGTACACATCGATATTCAAGGACATGATACGGCCAACATATCGAACTTGTGGAGACAAATATTCAGGTGCAAAGCTGAACATAGACATGTTTTCACGATTAGGAATTGCTAACATTTTGTTAATGGATGCATTATCAAGAATGTATTTTTCAACATTCTTACCAACCACTAATACAGTTGGCACAATACCTGCGTTTTCTTGAATTTTTTCAGAGGCCATTTTCAAGTCGCCATAAATATCAGCGCCGGCTTGGTCCCAAGTAGTAGTAGGTGTGATGTCTTGTTCAAATTCAAAGTCGATTTCATCAACTTGAACTGTTTCACCATCGTCAGCATAGCCTTCGATTTTGCATTTACCAGTAGTAAGCAAATCAGCCGCCATTTTGTTCTTACGATTAATAATTGTGCCTTGTAAGTAAGACAAATCTTCAGCTTGCATTTGTGCGGCACGTTGTGCAGGTGTCATTGTAGACACAATGTTTTCAGCAAATGCACGTTGATCAAGTTGTTCTGGGTCAATCACTGTACGAGGGCCCATCATAGGTGCTTCGTATAAAGCAATTTTGGAACCAGCACGTTTAACATTCACACCAGATGCACCACGAGATACGAAAGGTGCTAATGTACGACCACGTTTACGAGTTTCTACTGCGATTTTTTTAGAAGTTGCAACTGCTGGAACTTGAGGAAAGAAAGTATCAAGCAAGAAACTTGCCGGAGCTTTCATTCGTTCCACAGCTTGCATTAAGGAAAATGTATCTTTAAAATCAATTGCCATATGTAGTTCCCCCTATTTAATGCTAGTTAAGAATAAGTGAGCGTCTTTGAAGTCCGCTTCATGATCATTAATTTTGTACGCTTGGTCAACTACCAATACTTCACGATTAAAGCGACCGGAGATGTATACAGTTAATACATTGTGGTCAGTTGTTGCAGTAGTATCAGATACTACGATACCTGCAGGTTTACCAGTTGTTGTAATTTTTTGGAATGTGCCTGCGTTGTTTTCAAGCACTTGGCCACGTTTATAATCGCCGGCTGCTACTTTTACATTTTGAGTTAATACCGGTACACCGCCACCACCTAATAGGTAATCAGCTGCGACACCATTTACTTGTTCGAAATATGCCATTATTTACCGCCTTTCTTAGCATTCGCAAATGCTACGACTTCATCAATTGCACTAGCTTTTGCTACTGCATCATTGGTTTCTGGTGTAGATGCACCTTGAGGTGCTACTTGATCTGCACCGGATTCCATTTGATCAATAACTAATTGTCGAATTTGGTCGACCACTTTGTTATCAGTTGCAGGAATGTTAGATACGGCAGAGATGAAAGGTGTTACTTCATCTACAGTTTTACCTTCCTTAACAGCCACATCAACTAAACGATTGATAACTTCATTGTCACCTTTTAACGCATTTAATGCTTCAACGCGTTCGCGTTCTGCTGTTACTGCTGCGTTTTCTGCAGGTTCATTTGTAGAAATACCGAGCAAACCTTTTAAGCTTGCCATGAATTGGTTTTCAGTCATAGGTTTCTCCTTACTTGTTAAAAATTGTTTGATTTTGGCTTCATTTTTGGCCGAATACTTGCAAGATACTTTGTTTACGATAACCATTCCGTTATTCATAACAGCTTTATCTGTAATCG